AAATAAGGCAAAGAATGTCTACTGACTATGAACTTCCACCTTTTGATCTTATTGGTTAATAATTATGGCATTAAATCCCTTTTTTCTACAAGGATCTTCGAATGAACAGTATCTTGTTCAGGATCTAATCAATGAACAATTGAAAATCTATGGCATAGATGTTTACTATTTGCCTAGAAAAGTTTTTAATACTGATAATATTTTAAGAGAAGTTCAATCGTCAAAATTCGATGATTCCTTTTTAATTGAAGCATATATCAACAATTATGAAGGATATGCTCCTGATAGTGATATTATGACTAAGTTTGGACTCAGATTAAAAAATGAAATAAGTTTGATAATATCTAGAGAAAGATATGAAGAGTTTATTGAACCATTTTTAATAGCTATTGAAAGTGGAGTTGAAAATGAAAAAATTACAGATTATGAATTTGATGCTATTTCAAGACCTAAAGAGGGGGATTTGATATATTTTCCACTTGGAGAGAGGTTATTTGAAATTAAAAGAGTCGAACATGAAAAACCATTCTATCAATTAGGTAGAAATTATGTTTATGAACTAAGTTGCGAACTTTACGAATATGAAAATGAAATTATTGATACCAGCATACCCGAAATTGACACCACTGTAGAGGATGAAGGATATATTACTTCTCTCATACTTGTAGGATCCGCAGTAACTGCAACCGCAACTGCTTCACTTTCATCAGGATCTATTACAGAAATATTCTTAAATGATGATGGTTCTGGATATACTTCTAGTCCAACAGTGACTTTCTCAGACCCCATTTCAGGTACAACGGCATCTGCAATTGCAATAACAACAAGTGTTGGAAGTGTTCAATCAATACTAAGACTAGAAATTACAAACTCTGGTAGTGGGTACACTATACCACCAACAATAACATTCTCTGGTGGTGGTGGAAGTGGAGCAGCTGCTACATGTTCAATTGGAGCAACAACTCAAAATTCTGTTAATAGTATTGCTATTACTAGTGAGGGTTCTGGATACCCAACCACACCTATTGTAACAATTAGTGCACCTGCTGGGGCAGGAGTCACTGCAACTGGTATTGCAAGCATTACTAGTGATGGAAAAATTAATTCCATTAATCTTATTACACCTGGAATTGGATATACTGTTGCACCATCAGTTTCTATTGCAGGATTCTCTACAATTGGTGTAGGAACGTTTACTTACAATGAGATTGTTACTGGAGAAACTTCCGGAACAACTGCAAGAGTTAGAGACTTTAGAATCACTCCATCAAAAATTTCAGGACAACCTCCTACTACCTACCTTAGAGTTGCTATAAATACTGGTGACTTCTATGCTGGGGAAGTTGTTGTTGGTTCTAGTTCTTCAGCTAGATATGTTGTTGAAAGTTACGATGATAATAGTTATGAAGATGGATATGACAGTAACGAAGAATTTGAAACAGAAGCAGATAATATATTAGATTTTACAGAATCAAATCCATTTGGTAATTACTGATGTTAGGCACCTATTTTTATCACGAAATCATAAGAAAAACTATTATTAGTTTTGGAACTTTATTCAATAACATTAATATCAGACACACTAAAAATGACGGTACAATTGTAGATGACACCAAAGTTGGTCTATCATATGGACCAATGCAAAAGTTTCTGGCAAAAATACAAGAGCAAGAAGACTTATCAAAATCTATTGCAATTACTCTTCCCAGAATGTCATTTGAGATGACTGGAATACAATATGATCCAACAAGAAAAACAGGAGTAACTCAGACATTTAGAACTTGTGATGAATCTGGTAATGCTAAAAAAGTTTATATGCCAGTTCCATATAATATTGGATTTGAACTTAACATTTTCTCAAAATTAAATGATGATGCTCTCCAAATTATTGAGCAGATACTTCCATTCTTCCAACCATCATTCAACTTAACAGTTGATTTGGTTGACTCTATTGGAGAAAAGAGAGATATTCCAATTGTACTCGATACCATCGATTTCCAAGATGATTATGAAGGTTCTTTCGAAACAAGAAGAGCACTAATATATACTTTGAGATTTACTGCAAAAACATATCTGTTTGGACCTATTGCAGATAGTACAGATGGTCTTATCCGTAAGGTACAGGTTGATTTGTATGCAGATACAAATACTCAAACCGCTAAGAGAGAGATGAGGTACACTGCAGTTCCTGATCCAATCACTGCAGAACCCGGAGATGATTTTGGATTTAACGAAAGTTGGACATTTTTAGGGGATTCTAAAGATTACAGTCCTACTAGACAAGAGGATATCTGATTGTTATGGGTAATAGTTATGATCCTATCGATGAAGCACTCAACACAACGAGTGATATTGTTGAATCGAAACCAACCCCCAAATCAGAGGTTGTTAAGTCTAAAGATGTAGATATTGAAAAAGACTATGAATATAGTCGTGCTAACTTATATTCTCTTATAGAGAAAGGTCAAGAGGCAATCAACGGCATTATGGAGGTTGCAGGTGAAGGAGGCAGTCCAAGGGCATATGAGGTCGCAGGACAGTTGATTAAGAGTGTTGCAGACACTACCGATAAGTTGATTGATCTTCAGAAAAAACTTAAGGATGTTGAGGATGAATCTAAGAAGACTACAAACAATGTCACAAATAATGCAGTGTTTGTGGGATCAACATCAGAACTTCAAAAAATGCTAAAGAAAGGTTTTCTAAATAATAAAGAGTAATCTACTTTTTTATTGATGAAAAAGTGTAAGCAGGGATATTATTATTGTTACACCGAAAAAAAGTGCAAGAAGATACCTATGGGATATCATCTAGGTGCTCGTGGTTATCTTGCAAAAGATAACGATAATGACAATGAGGGTGAAGATACCACCAAAAATGGTAATGGTAACGGTGGCAATGGCAATGGTGGTGGAACCGTAAGTGAAGAGGGACTCCGTGATTGGTTCGGAAAGTCCAAGTCGAAAGATGGTAAGAAAGGCTGGGTCAACGTTGTAACAGGTGGAACCTGTGCAAGTGATAAACCTGGTGAAGGAACTCCTAAATGTGTCTCTTCTGCCAAGAGAGCATCAATGACTAAGGCAGAAAGACTCTCTGCTCAGAGAAGAAAAAAGAAGGCAGATCCTGGACAACAGCAAAAATCTGGTGCTGCAAAACCAACATACGTTTCAACAGATCCTAAGAAAAAAATGAAAAAAGAAGAAGTAGAAGTAACTGAAGCAAAAGATAAGAAGGGTAAGGGTAGTGGATCTAAAGATGCTTGTTACCATAAGGTCAAGTCTCGTTATTCTGTATGGCCTTCTGCATATGCCTCAGGTGCTTTGGTTAAGTGCCGTAAGGTTGGTGCTGCCAATTGGGGAAATAAATCAGAATCTGTAGACGTATTTGATCCAACTGGTGACAGTCCTGATAGTAACACCAGAAGAACTGATAGAATAAACGATAGAAGAGATAAGGTTACTCCCAGAAGAACTAAGAGTGGTCTTCCTCTTCCCCCCAAACCCAGTTTAGGTGAGGGTAAGATTGCCGACCGTTTAAGGCAAATGAATAAAGATGCTAAACAAAGATGGGATACTGAAGGAGAGAAGGCAAAGAAAGATGCCTACAAAGCTCTAGATAAGGTTAAGTCTAATCAATCCAGAATGGAAAGAGGTATAGACGAAGGGACTAAATTTTCTAGTTGGAGAGATGATTTTAAGGCAACTGAATATGAGTTCACTGATATCATCAAACCAGGACCAATCAAGGGTGGAGTAATTGAAGAAGGTTCTTTCAGTATTGATCCCAAAGCACATAGACAAGCACAGAAGCAGCAAAAAATTAGAAATATGGCTCAATCTCCTAACGAAAATGAGGCAAAAGTTGCAAAGAAAAAAGCAAAAGGTCCTGACCTGATGGGTGAGGAACAGATTGAAGAAGGACAAAAGTGTTGGAAGGGATATGAAAAGAAAGGAACCAAAAAGATGTTTGGTAAGACCTATAACAACTGCGTAAAGAAAGAAGAA